CAACATCCTTGTTGTCGGTTTATTGGTACGCCAGATAGTGATTTTGATATTAATGCTATGTTTGCCAAAGCTCCTAGAGGAGCTTGGTTTTTAAGCGGTGATTATCGGGGAGCAACTAATGAAATACGCTCCTGGCCTGCTGAAATCTTGATTGACCAGCTTTTTGTTCGTCTCCGGACAGGTACTGGGAAACATTTTTGCCCAACTTCATTTCTAGATGATCTGGAACAGTTGACTTTGAAAGCGATGACACAGCATTTATTGTGTTATCGTCAAGAAGGCGATAGGCGTTGTTTTGAAAAATTAACGCGTGAAGGCTCTGACTCTCTGTTACAGAGAGAGGGTCAACTTATGGGTTCTGTGGTTTCCTTTATCTTCCTTTGTTTGATTAATCTCACTTGTTGTGATTGGTCAATGGAGATCAATGAAAGGCGAAAAACTCCCCTCTGTGAACGGCTTCTCCAAGTTAATGGGGATGATTGCGCTCTGGTGGATTTATCACCAGACGGCGGATTGTTTCCTATTTGGGAAGCCGTAACGGGGTATTTCGGGTTGATTAAGTCGGAGGGAAAGTCTTTTTTCTCTCGTGATTTTGTGCTCCTGAATTCCAGAAGGTATTTTCGTTTTGACGGAGAATCGTTTTTGTCGGTTCCCTTTCTTAACTTCGCTTTAATCCATGCCAAAAGTAAAGATGGCATGTCAAATAAGCAGTTGTGGGAATTGGGTGGGCTCACGGATAAGTTGTTAAAACTTTGTCCACTTGACATGCGTGAGCGTGCAGTCAAGGAGTTTCTATCTACTAACTATGGAAAATTGAAGAAATTGAATTTTCTATGGTGCCTGCCTAAATGGTGCGGTGGTCTCGGTATTGCTCTTCCTAGTTCATTTTGGGAGAGTAATGAGGGAGTATTTGTGCGCAAAGTAGCAAGGGTGATTCTTAATCACTTTGTTGCTAGTGTACGATGTTTCCCAGCCGACGCTGCTTCGCTTGTTTGGTCAGAGGTGTCTAAGTTCTTAGGGACTAGACATAATTTCTCACAAGTTGGAACTTTGAGTGGTCGTGACGTTGATCAAAATTGTCGTGACTACTTCATTCAAAAGGTGCTTTTCTCAGGTAAGAATATCCTGAACCTTTCGAATGCGAAAGATAACACTCATTACGAT